ACATCCGCAATCGATGAAAACACTTTTCCTTGTATCTTTAAAATTAAACCACCAGCACCAACGGCACCCATTGTAAAAAATTTTCCAATACCTTCTACAAAACCTTCAAGTTTATTAAAAAAATCTAAATTAATGTCAAAAGTTTCTTCTAACCAAGGTTTGATGTGCGATTCCCAAAAAGTTGAAAGTAATAGCGCACCAACACCACCAATAGCCAAAACTTTTGCTAATGTGCCTAATATTCCCGTTCCTTCTGATAAACTAATTAATTTTTCTTGATTTTCTAAATGTTTATTTTTAAAATCATGCACCATTCGCCAATTTTCAGTAGATCCTTCTCTAACTTGTTTGGCTATAGCTGCTCCCAAAGAATGTAAGAATTCTAACGCTCCATCGCTAAATTCGATTGCTGTGATTTTTGGACCAAAAGTTTTTTGTTCTCCTATATTTGTTTCTTGTACTTTGTCAGGTATTGCTGCACTTAAATTAGTATCTTTTAATTTTTCTTTTGGAGTTTGATCATCTACTTCTGGTAAATCAATATCTAAAAATTGTTTTATTTTATCACGATATTTTTTAAAATCTTCAGCTAAATCTTCTGCTGAATCTGAAATACCAAATGGATCTAATATCTTTTTTAAATCCTCTGGTTTAACATTTCTAAGTTGACGAGATAACGGTTGAACAAATTTATTCTTAAAATCGTTACGGAACTCTTTTATATAATCAGAATCCTCTGCAAAGAAAATGCTCGAAACAAAATCTTTTGCATTTAAAGTTCCTTCAACTTGAACCTGTCTTAAAAGGTTTTCTAACTCTGGCGGCATATATAGTACTTATTGTACTATCTTATTTAAATTAGCTTAAAAATAGCAAACTATCAATTGTAATGACTTTCGTATACTCTTTGTTATTAAGAGTTTTTGTTACTGTTAAAATCTCATCTAACTCTCTTTTCCATTCAGAAATTTGTTCTAGAATTTTTTGAATTAAAGCACTGGGAAGCTTCTCAACAATAGAATTTTTTTGATTGATTGTAATATCGGAAAAGTTAATTTCTTGGTCGTTGATTAAAATGCTTTTAATATATTTGGAAGTTTCACCAATAAAAGCATCTGATATTATAGTTTGGACTTCTTCATTTGTTTTAATTTGATCAGCTTTTTTATATTGTTTGTTTAAACTTTCACTATATGTTAACTCTGTTTTAAGATTTGGTTGACGGATTTCTGCTTTTATTTTCACGTTTGCATTTTGCAAGCTTACAACACATTCTGTTTTAGTTTTAAAATTTTTAAATTTTTCAACAATAGGTTTTATATTTATTTTTTCAATAATATTATTTTTTTCATCAAAAATAACTTTAAGATTTTCAGAAATTTGATTTTTTAAAGCAATCGCAATAGAAGCTTTATCTGCTGCAACTATATCATCTAAAACTATTTTATCCTCTTCTAATAAATTTGAAGAAACAATTTCAGCAAACACTTTTAAGAATGAGCTATTATATATGGAATTATCCATTGCTGCGTTTAATAAATCTTTTTGTTGTTTAGCATCAATTTCTTTAAATTTGAGAGATTTATTTTTTGAAGGAATCCAAACATTTATTTGAAATGTTTCTGATGCTTTATCCAATACTTTTAAAGCATTTTCAAAATCTAATATATTGTTAATTTCTTCTTTGTTTTCTTCGATCATATAAAATAATTATGTTGGTGGTACGTCTCCAAATTCTGATGCAAGATTTTTTACATCATTACTAATATTAGTATTAGATTGCAAAATGTCAACTCTTTCAGATGATTTATCTTGAGATTTTTTATGTTTTTCTATTATATTAAAATATAATTTTCTTTCAGAAGGAGATATATCTAAGACATATTCTGGTGTTAGATTACACGTTGCTAATAAATAAATCTCTTGATATAAAGACTTTACATCATAAGAAAAAAACAATTTTAAATGGTCAACAAATGTTAAATTATAAAAATTAAATTTTTGCTTTTTAAATTCACCAACATCAAAAACTTCTGCTTCAAATAAAATTTTTAAAGCTTCAATAACTTTTTCTTGAATTTGATTTTTTATTTTTAAATTTAAATTATCAACAAGATTAATTTTTTGTTTAAAATCAAATTTGTTTAAAATTATTTTTTTATTTTCAATTTCAATAAACTCAACATATTCTTGTATAGAATTGTTAAAAATTTCATATTGAGATTTATTATTTAAAACCATTTTAGAAAAAAATTCTAAAGACGACAAAGATGGCCAATTTATTTTTACTTTAATATTTTTATAAAAAATTAAATTATTTTCTTCTTTTTCTAAAAATTCACTAGCTTTATAAAGTTTTAATAAATAGTTTTTTAAATCAATGTGAACTTTAGTTTTTTCTTTTTGATTATTATTCAATAATAATTCTATTGTTGATCCAACACTTACAATTCTAAGTTTAACTAAAAACAAAACATATTCAATGACATTTATTTTTTTTTAAATTTCTTTATCTTCTAAACAATTTTCAATAACTTTTTTTACAAATAAGAAATAATCATATAAAGATTCTTTATCATTAGAGTGGGTAAAGTTTGCTTTAGATAAAAACAATTGTTCTTTAGTGTTATATTCCCTAAATGCTATTTTGTTTTTTGTAAAAGGCAAATCTACACTATAGTTATAGAAATTCACACTATAATTTATGGTAAAGATATCAAAGTTCCAGTTTCTTCATCTAAAATACCATATCGATCATATGTAAATTTTACATCACTATATTTTAATCCTTCTTCTGTATATGAATAAGTTTCGCCGCCAATAGATACAGGAGCTAAATTATAAAAACGATAAACTTTTCTTACTCCCATTTTTCTATAAGACCCTGTTTTTGCATACATCACTACATCAGCAAAACGTGCTTTTACATAGTTTTGGGATTCGGGTGATCTAGCAACTAAACCATTATACCCAACAGTGATTAACCAAGGGCGAATAATTAAATCCAAAAAAGAAGCATTTGTTTCTAAAAAAGTTACAGATAAATTAGGGTATTTTTCTCTGTTATTTAATGTTGCTGGTGGTTGAAAACCACCGTAAGATAATCCTTCATTTCCACCATTTATAGTTTCACTAGGAAGAGTAACTTGTCTAGCAAACACACAACCCGTCATTATGTTTGTGGAATATTGATATTTTCCATCTAATAATGTTTTAGTGACATTCTCATTTAAAGACCACGATGTTCCACTTTCTCGATTTGTAAGTCTTTGTTGAAAATTATTTCTAAGTGCGTTTACTGAAGTAAAATCAAAATAAATCAACCATTGACTAGCTAAAGCTATTCCGGTAGGCCAACTTCCTAAAAGATCAAGATAATAGGAATAAGGACTTCTATTTGGTGGTAGTGCCATAATAATATTTATGGCTAATTATAATATTATCGAGATAATCTCCAATATTGATAAGCCAATGTTGCTTGTTGTTCGAGGATTTCGCCAGCACTTGTTAAGTTTACGGTTAAATCTCCTACAGCTTGGCAATAAGCACCGAATAAGGTGTAAGTGCGAAGAGGATTTCCTTGTTTATCAATTAAAGTTAAGATAACTTGATTTGAAGCATCTTTACTTGGGATATCATATGCACCTGTACTATCTTCATCGTTGAACACTTGTTGTGTCCATTCTTCAAATTTTCTTCTAATTGATAAACTTTGAGGAACTCTGAATGTCACCTGCCAACCACTACTGTTTGGGTAGTTAGCTGTTCCAGGAACATTAAATACCAATCCCATAAATGGAACTTGTACGTTTGTTATAGCACGTCCTGGTAATGTTGTACTGGTTACATAAACCAATTCGTCTGTTGTGAATCTAACTCCTCCGAGAGATACGACTCTGAATAAATTCTGACGCGCAAAATCATTAGCAATTGCACTATCGTAGAAGTTTTCAATTCCTTGTTGTTCGAGTAATCCTGCCATATATTATATTTATCTCCTTATTCTATATTTTTGATTAACCATTAAGTTCAGCAAAATCAATTCCTGTTCTTGTAGCGATGAAGTCTGCTAATACAAATTCAGCAGTTCTTACTGGTTTAATGTAAATCGAAATTTTTAATTCATTATTGTCGATTACATCTGCTGTATTGTTTCTTTCATCACAAATTAATTGATAATCATAAAGACCATCATTTAATTTTGCTTTGTCAAATGTAGGAATTAATGCTCCCTTTAATCTATTGCGTGTAGCAAATGTATTTGGTTCAAACACAAAGTATTTGAGTAATGCTTGTGTTTCTTTTTCAAGAGTAAGGAACAATCTGCGAACATTGATTCTATCAAATGCAGATGGTTTACGATACATTGTTTTTTGTCCATAAATAACATAGCCATCATTAGAGAAGAACGCGATTGGATTAACATTCATCTTATATAACAAATCTCTATGTTTTTGTGTTGGATTAACACCAATATCTGTTACATTGTTTAATGTTCCTCTATTAAAACCAGCAGGTGCGGACCAAGGGAACGCAGCCTGTGAAGTTTCTGCAAAGACAGCAGCAATATACCCTGAGTTTGGAACCCAAACTTGTTTATTTGATACTACGTCATTGGTTTTTAACCAGTTACCATACGTAGCAACATAGCTACTTTGTACCGAACTGAAAATATTTTTCAAAGGCCAGTAAATATCTGTTGAGAATATGTAATTTTGTTTTTCGCTTGCTTTTGAGTTTTCACCCTGAACAAATATATATCTTAAAGGATCAGCAATAAATACATGATCTTTTTTGGTTTTATCTGCTAAAACCACAAACTGATTAATAACATCAACGTAAGATTCATATACAACACCAGTTGGTGCTGAACCGTTAGTTGTTTTAATACTATCAATATTTACGTTATAAGTCTCATCAAATATTGTTCTATTATCTTCGATATTAGGATCTTGTGAGCGAATTTTAGCACCCGTCCATATTGTCGATAAACCACATTCAGCTACAACATCGATGTTCAGTTCATCATCATTTTCAATTTTTCTTAAAATGCGTTGCAATTTAAGAGGAACATTTCCTACTTCTTTAGATGAAAAATCTGTATCTGATGTATAAACACCAATTGAATAAAGATTTTTAGCAGCACCAGAAACTCGAATTGTTTTCGTTGGATTACCGTCATCAGAAATCCAAGATCCTCTTGTAGAAATATATGGATTTGTGAAAACCTTCAAATTATTTGAAGAATTATTGATTACGGTATCAATATAAAAACTATCAGGCGTTCCGCCACCAGGATTATTTTGTGTTCTCTTTGAATAAAGAGATCCTGCGAATCCTTCTGCAACTATATAATCCAAAGTTACAGTATCTTGGCTGTATTGATTTGAATTAATTTTAAATAAAGTTATTAATAAACTATCATTAAATGCTCTTGTTCCAAAATCATATCCAATTGGATAGCTTTCAATCGTTTGAGAAATACTTGTTCCGCCAAACGAGGAGAATGATTGGGTTAAGCTAAAATTCAATCTTGATTCTGGAACAGATATATAAGATTGTGTTTGATTACCATTAATTGTATTAACAGATTTAACGCCTGTTACAGCCTTATAGTCGGTTGCAGGGTTTATTTCAGAGTTGTCAGCTATACTGATATAATAACCTTCATATAAATTGTTTACAGTTGTTTTGGAATTATTTAAAATAATTAAACCAGCTTTTCCAATTTCATTAAAACCATTTATTGTTGGGCTATATGAAGAAAACCAGCGAATATCGTTTTGTACAAGTTTATCATATTGCTCTTCAGTGAGAAGCATCGAAATTGGTTCTTCTAAAACATAACTTAAACTTGTTTCATAACTGTTGGTTACTTGACCAATCTGTGTTATACTGGCTGTTGCAGCCGCTGGAATTGATGGAGTTCCACCCACAAACTGAACACTAGGTGCAGTAACATAACCATAGCCAGCATTTGTAATTTCAATTCCTCCAATGCCAGATAATCCATTAACCACTTGCATTATTGGTCTTGCTGTTGCTTTTACTGGGGGATTAGCCCCACCAGCACCACCACCGATAATTTCAATACTTGGAACAGCAGTAAATCCACTACCACTGGTTCCAACGGTAATTGTGGTTACACCAAAAATATTACTTCCTACGCCTTGGTTTCTGATAGGAAACACCAAAGCACTATATTGATTAGAATATCCTTCACCAGCACCAGAACCATATGGCATTCTTGAAACAAGCAAGTTAGCTGGAGAATTCAGCAAAATTTGTTTTGCTGAATGATAAAGATATCTTTCTGCTGCGTTTTTTGGACTTCCATAAACTTGTTCAAATTCAGAAAGACTTCCAATGTTGATAAAGTCTTCAGTTGGGCCTTGATCAGCAAATCCAGTAATGAATACGTCTGTTAAGCCGATTGGTCTGGAAATAATACTGAGATCAATTTCATTTATTTGTACACCAGGTGATGCTATTGTTCTTGTTGCCATATTTTATAATACTATTTATCTTTATTTTTACCAATTTTTATTAATTTGTTTTCGTGTTATCTTCGAATAAGTAATATTATGAATAAGTTTGATTTACTTGTATCAACAATACTTACAGAATCCAAATGTACAAAGGTAACAGGAAAAACGTCTTCTACTTCAAAAGGTAAAAAATGGATGAAATGTGTTAAAAATCCTAAAGGTGGATATAAAAGAATACATTGGGGCCAAAAAGGAGTTCGCGTAACAGGTAAATCAGGAAACACAAAACGCAAAAAATCATTTCGCGCTAGGCATAAATGTTCTAGTGCTAAACCTGGAACACCAAGATATCAAGCTTGCAAAGATTGGTAATTAAAATTATGAATACTAAATTTGAAAAAATATTTTTAGAAACTGTAGCTACTTTAGACCAAGAAACTTTAAAAAAGAAGTTTGAACCATTAGGTAGAATGCTTGGTCAAAGAGAAAAAGAAGGATTACAAGCAGCATTAGAACCTCTTACATCGGCAACTGAAGATGAAAACGTTTCAGAAGAAGAATCTGATGATCTGATAAAACAATTAGAAAATTTAAACTTTGACCAAATGGATAATGCAAGAAAAGAAAAACTTATAAAAGTTTTAATGTCAAAAAATCTCCCGCCAAAAACAACAAACAATCAAACAGAAGTTAAAAAAGATACTAAACCAGATTCATTAACTTACAGTGCTCCGTTTTAATTAATTTTTAAAAAATCATGACTAAAAAGAAAACTCGTCGTAAAGAGTCTTCGTTGGAAAAAAACATGGAAACTTCCAAGGATACGTCCCCTTATGTTTATCAAAGAGACAAAGTTGCATTTGATTTCTTTATCAAAGAACTTCCTTGGACTAAAAAACAAAAAGAACTAATTGAAATTCTTTTAGATAAAAATACTAGATGTGTGTTTGTAGAAGGACCAGCAGGTGTATCAAAAACAATTACTGCTGTTTATGCCGCACTTCATCTTTTAAGAAATAAAAAAATATCTGATATAATCTTTGTAAGAAGCGCAGTAGAAAGCGCAGATAGTAAAATTGGATATTTACCAGGAACTATTGATGAAAAGTTTGAAGCATATATGGTACCTTTCATGGAAAAACTCGAAGAACTTTTAGATAAAGCATCAATCAACAGATTAAGAAACGATGAAAGATTTAATGCAACACCAGTAAATTATATTCGAGGTTTGCATTGGGCTACTAAATGTATTATTGTAGACGAATGTCAAAATATTAGTTTTCGTGAACTTATTACAACAATTACCAGAATGGGAGAATTTTCCAAAATAATCTTCTGTGGTGACCCCATGCAATCAGATTTACCAGAAAATAAAGCAGGTGGTTTTTCAAAAATTTGTGATCTTTTTACTTGTGAAGAATCCAAAAAATTTGGTATTCACAGGTTTCAATTTACAAAAGAAGATATTGTAAGATCTGAGTTTGTCAAATTTGTTGTTGAAAAATTAGAAAACGAAAAGAACACTTGGAAACCTTCGAATACTAAGTAAATATAACATGAACAACAACCCTCATTATATGACTGTCGAAAATAGACCAATTGCTTGTCATTTTTGTGGCGCATCAATTCATGGTAAAATCACCGAAAAAACAAATCCACAAGACAAACAAGTAGTAAAAGAATGTAAATGGGTTTGTGCTAGATGTGGCAATTTATCGAAGGTTGGTGTAGTCAAGTAAATGAATTTGGAAAAAATTATAGAAGAAGTCTATGATAGGGGTCCTGCACAGTATCCAGCGTACAATGCACCACCAAGAAAAGACTTTGCTCCTATACCAACTAAAGACGGCTATAACTATCAAAACCAACGAAACTTTCCAACTGATAATTTAACAACGCCACCACCAGACGCATCCGTTGCTTTCCCTTGGCCACTACAAACGATTGTGGATGATCTCTCAGACAGTTTTGTTTATTTAATGACGGGTATGTCTAAAATTGCACAATGCATTAAAAATAACCCAACATTAACACCAGAACAAAAAAGCGATTTAATTCAGCTATATGGAAAATCAAAAAAAGCCATTTCTTTGATTAAAGATGTGGGGTTAAAAATAGGTGAAATAACTAATATGGCAGAGCAACAACCATCACAGAATCCAGTTTTTGTTCCAAAAGACATACCAATAAACTCTTCTCCAATTCAAGGAAACACAATCCAAATTCAATTACCTTGATTTTTTAAGTTGACAAACTGTTTATAATTTGTTAACTTAGTATAAATGAAAAAAGCTTTATTTTCAACAGCACTTGTATTTTCTATTTCTTCTTTGGGTGCATTTGGTTTTTATTTATTTGGTATTAGTTTTTGGGGATCTTTTTTGTTAATGTTTGTTTTTCAATATGTTACCTTTTCTTTTTTAGCCAATATTATTAACAACTATTTTATTGAGAAAACTAAACAAAAACAATTAGAAAAATTAGAACCATTGTCCACAATATTAGAATGTGCATATTGTAATTCTAAAAATATCATGACGTTTTTACCAGATGAAAACGAAAAAGTAGAATTTGATTGCGCTTCTTGTAAAAAGAAAAATTCTGTTAATATTCAATTTGTGGTTGCAAGAGTAACAGAACCATTAAACATTCCGAGTGTAACAGGAGTTCCTTTAGTTGATGATAAAAAAGTTTCTTAAATATATGAAAAAAAATAAACAAAAAAAGTTTGAAGTAGTACATCAAGAAGCTTCTACTTGGGCCAAATGGATGTCTTTATACGAAGCAGTAAACATTATAGCTGATAAAGCCCAAGAAAAAAATATCCCATTTTCCAAGATTGAAATTAAACCACTAGAAGTTTACAAATATATGGAAGCAACGGAAAATATTTTTTTAAGAAAAATTCTAAGGGATGAATATCAAATAGATGTTTGTTATGATGATTTTTCAGAAAAGAACCTCAATTACGAAAAATATTAATATTCACCATAAACAGAAGTATTACTACAAGTATTATCATCAATGTAGTTGAAGTTGTTTAGAGAAGCCTGTTCGATTGTATCATTATCATCTAGACCGTTATTACCTTGTCCTGGTCCTGGACTTCCAGTTTCATAACTATAATCATAACGTTTCGCTTTGAAAAACCAAACGTAATGACCACCAAGAGGATTAAATTGAAACTCATCAACAACTTCGGTTATTTCATATATTGTTGCGCCTCTTTTTGGATAGTTGATTCTGTCAGCACCAAATTCCGTCAACCTCATCAAATCCCCCATTTTTGGTTCAGAAGATAACCCATACACCGCTGTAAAGTGTTTTGGGTGTATAACTCCAGTTACATCACTATCTGCAACAATTCCAAATTTTGAAAGAAGATATGAATCATTATTTAAATTTAACATGACTACCATATCGTTTGGATTTCCAAAACCAGCACTAGGGTTTTCACCATAAAGATGATATGCACTACTTAAAGTTGTTTGGTTTGTGTAATATGTTACACCTTGTCCATATATACCAATTTGTTCATACCACCAACGATCAAAGTTTCTTCTTTCGTTGCCGTTAAGTCTTTTATCTAAAAATCTTAGCTTTTCCATTTTATTGTCCCATATATTTTAAAATATATGTATCTGGTCCGGTCTTGTATAAATAAACTCCCAATTGTTTAATTGCTTTTTTTGGTTCTTCATCAGTTGGATATAAACCAAATTTATTCATAATGTCTTTTGCTTCAAATGGTGTTAAGTTTTCATCTTTTTTGTTTTTATAACAACTGGTAACTTTGGGATGAAGGTGTTCTTTTTCAGTTTCTTTACGAGCAACAAAGTTAGCGTGTTTGCGATTTAATCCAGATCCTACCAATCTGTTTAAAGATTGATGATGGTGTGACCCTGTATTAGGACTAAGCAAATCCTTTTCTTGTTTATTCAAAGAGTAGTATGATTTAAAATCCATTACTAGTACTTACAAAGAAAAAACCCCGCGATTGCGGGGTTTTTAACTTTATTTTAATATTTTAATTAATTGTCAAATAATGTTTTTCCAACAGTTACTCCACCAACATTATCTTTTTTACTTTGAAGTTTTTTTACTGCTGGTTCTGTTGAATGTGATTTTAATTCTCCATCACAACCTTTTCCTGTTTGTGGTGTTTCGGCTGATTTACTTGTAACAGGAACTGCTCCCTTTACAACTTTGTTTGAATGACTGTTCAAACCTTTATTGAGTTTTTCAGAATCAACTAAAGCATGTCCTACGACTTCAGCATCTACTGCTTCTTCTTTAACTTCTTCAGTTTCTTCGATTTCTCCACCTTCTTCACCTTCTTCACCCAAATCTTCACCCAAATCTTCTGATTCTTCTTCGGAATTTTCGAGAACTCCCATCAAAGCTTCGTGAAGTTTTTCAGCTAATTCACGACTTAGTGTGAGTGTTACTTCTTCGCCTTCTGTTTCTTCTGTTTCATCATCAAATTCATCAAGACCATCATCGTTTGTATTCATATCAAATGATGAATCTGGTTCCAAAGAATTGTCTTCAGTTGAGAAATTGAATGCTTCTTCTTCTTCTAAAATTTTATTAAAGAGAGCATCAAAAGGATTGGATGCTTCTCCTAATTTTTTAGCTTCTCCGTCTGATCCATTTGATGTTAATTCGGCTGGAGCTTCTTCAACATCATCCATTTCACTGTCAGCATTTTCGGTTGCTGATTTTGGCGAAACTTTTTTAACAAGATTATTTTTCTTGTCTCCGTAAGGAGCATCGCTTGGTTTAGTTGTTGTACCTTTTACTTCGCTTGAAGGAACACCTTCCTCAAGGATTTTTAAGTATGCGTTTGCTAATGGATCATTCATAGTTGTAATATTATTTATCTTGGTTTGTTCCCATTTCTATAAAATTATTTCTTTTTATAACCAGTTTTTTTCTTTACCCCTTTGACACATTTTTCAAATTTTTCTGGGTTTTCTTTTTTACCACCTGTTGATTTGTTACATATTGCCCAAGGATTTCCTTTTTCTTTAGTTTCTTTTGATTCTCTTTGGATACTTTCTGGTTTATCCATACTATCAATATCATTGATATCAAATTCTTCAGATTGAGCACCAGCTTCATATTCTGCTACTTGAGAAACACTTTGAATGTTATCATTTACAATTGCAATTTTTTCTAATTGCCAAGGTTCTAAATGTGCGCCAGACTCCAATGAGTCTAAAAGAGATTTTGCGTGTTTACAGATAGCATAAAGATTAGATTTTGCCATAGCCTCTTCTTCTCTTTCTGCTAAATGGTCACACGAAAAAGGAGCTTCAGGGTTTTCTTCTGGCATACCCATTTCAATATCGTTGTCTTTTGATAAAATGCTTGAATATGCATTTTCTAGTAAAATTTGGTCTTTTGATCTCATTAATACTATTTATAGTACTCTATTAACATTTTTGCTTCTTTTTGAAGTTGTAGAGTTTGCATCAATTCATAGTTTTCTTTATCAGCCACCCAAACAATGTATGACTTTGGAACTTTGAATGGTGAATTTTTTTCAATTATATATTGATATAAGTTTAATTGAAGGCTGTATTTTATGTATTCACAATGAGACAAATATTGGATTGGTTTTAAAAATGTTTCATCTCTTGGATTTCTTTTTTTAATTTCTTTATTAGTTTTATAATCAAAAATAACTAATTCTTTTGTTTTCTTATTATAAGAAAGGTTGTCGATAGTTCCGCAAATACCATTTTCTTCATCACCAACAACAAACTCAGATTTAATCAATACATGATCTTTTTTCCACCAATCATAAAAATTTAAAAAATTTTTTATTAAATGTGCTAACTCTTTATAGTATTTTTCAGTTGATTGGTTATCATAAAAACTTTGATTAGAATCAAAAAATAATTTTAAAGATTTTGAATCTATCGTGATTTGTTTTCTATTAAAATAATTTTCAACAAATAAATGAAACTCTGATCCCTTATGACATGAATAATTTTTTGCAAATTCCCACTCAGATAAAACTTGTTCTACAGATTTTTGATCTCTTGTCGCAACAAAACCTGCAATTTTTTCAGATTCAAAAGGTTTTTCAAAATTTTTCAATAAACCAGAAACAGACTCTTTTGCTGGTTTGTTGTTAATTGTATAAGTGTGATTTTTATCAAAGAACTTTATATGAGAAAAAGATTCTTCCAATAAAATTAAATCGTCAAACTCCAAATCCAATTTGTTTTTGATTTTCTTTTTTGGTATCTCCATAAAATTCAGTTTCTTTTTCAATATTATAAATTTCGCTTAATGTCATTGGTTTATTAATTTTTTCATCAATAGTCTTTTTAGAATATTTTAATTTTTTTGCTAATTTTTTTGCATCTTCTTCACTCAATGCTGTAAATTCATAATCCATTTGTAATCTTCCTTTTCTTTTCAATGCATCATCAACATCTTGTTTTGGACAATTATAAGTTACAATAACAGATGTTTTAAGAATATCGCTTAAAATTCCATCTGAAAGATTTAAAAGTGAAGATACTGCTGATGAATCCATGCCATCTCCAAGTCTTTTTAAAATTGCTTTTTCTGCATCTTCCAAAATAATAACAGAATTTGGTTTTTGGATGAGAGTGTGTAAACAATTAGGATCGGAAGTAAAATATTCGATCATTGTTGTTGGGATATAAATAAAGTCTCTTTTAACTTGCCCTGCCAAATATTTGATATAAGTTGTTTTTCCGGTACCTGGCAAACCATGAAACATGAATAAACCGTTGGGTTTTTCTTCCAATCTTTCTTTGATTTTTTTGTCAACATCAATAAAATTTTTTCCATAGTTTGATTCTAGATCAAGATTATCTGGAAGATTAATCGCAATAGGTTCAAAGTTGTAGTCACCATATTGATTTTTGATAAACAAGTGAACTTTAACTTCTTGAGCATCGTTAAGAGCAAACTGAGCAAAATCTTTTAGTGGGTATTCTTTCAAGTTTGCTGGTCCTATAATAGATAGTGTAAAAGTTTTAGTGTCTTTCTTTTTATCTTTAATTTGAATGCGTGAAAGAAATTCTAAATCATCGTCAAAAAATTCACTGTTGAAATTTTTAATATTCAATTTAACAAAAATGTCTTTGTATTTAAAAAGAAAAAACCCTCCGTGTGTTTTTTCGATTTCTCCAACTAAGATGCTTTCTAATTTGCCTGTATTGTAAAAATTAATAAGTTGACCATGCTCAAACAAATAATCTAACACACCAGAACTAAAAACAGTTTCGAGATTATAAAAACAAGGAGCATAACCATAATGATTTGTAATAAATGTTTTAAGGGGAAACTCGTTACCCATTTCAGGTTTATAAAATTCTTTATCTTTGGGTATTGAAAAGACACTTTTTACTTTTAAAGAAATCATGCAAGTAGTTTAGCAGTTTTGAAGATAAAAGCAAACAAATAAATTGACTTTCCTTTAAAAAAGCGGATAATTCAACCTATGAAATATATTTTTGCGTTACTATTAATCTTAGTATATTTGATTTTTGGGCCTATTTTATTTATGTGGAGTTTAAATACGCTGTTCAATATGAACATATTATACACATTTAATAATTGGCTCGCAACT